CACTTCGCCCCTGTCCATAAGGTTAGGGATATAGTCCATTGCACTGTCAACGATCTCCTGTGTAAGCATTCTGCCTCCGGTTAATTAGTTTCTCCTGCTAATAAAAGCCTTGCTTGCTCTATTGCAGAGTTGAGGAAAGGGAAAGAAAACCAGTCAAGCATCTCTGTATTGTCCTTCCATAAGTAATCTCCTGTCCCCACGTTATCATAGATAGGAGGAGACTGTATAAAGACTATCTCTACGTTTTTCCCCACAAGTTTGTCTCCAGGTACGAACTTTATCGTCTTGCCGACCTGATACCATTTAACTGTTTTCTCGCTCGGTCTGAGATTAGGACTGCTGCTCCACCTGGCAACTTCGTCAAAGCCTGCTCTGGAGATTATCAGATCGTCACTACCTTCCGGATCTGGAAAGATGTTTTGAATAAGCAGGATACCTTTGTCTGATATGTCAGATAGTAAAAGGATATTACCCGAGACTGCCTGTGCCTTGATCAAGGACATAATAAGCAGATCTCCCTCAACGAACGATCCTTGACGGATTAGATTAGCGACTGCCTCTCTAAAGTAGATCCTCGCCCTTTCTTCTGAGACATCGATAAAAGCCTCGTCTGTCCGTTGTACTATCTCGGTGATTACTTCGCTATACTTCATCCTGATCCTCTTCGTCTATTGTGTCTTGTATTTCTTCCTTATGAGGATCTGTGAGTACCACTCCCATTCTCCGGAAGTTTCTTATCCATCTCTGCACGTTTTCCTTCTTTCCAGTTGCAGGTACTCTGTCTATACCCATAACCTCTGCAGCAGCGTTATATTTTGAGAGGAGCTGTATAAGAACATTGTAGGCAAGGTCTGTGAGATCATCTTTCATATCCTCTTCGTTACCTGTCATTGGATCTATTACATATATAGAGGGGTATTTTTTGAGCAAGAACTGAGCAATGTCCAGGTCAACTTTAACAGCTCCTCCCCTTTTGAAAACTATGTTAAATATTCTCGGAGGCTCTTCCGGTCGTATCTTTCGGCATTCATCCTTCGTAACCGTTCTTGAGACGGTTAATTTGCCCTCACAACTCCGGTCTTTAACCATTACCGCTGTTAAGGGATCTTTAATAAATCGTTCTATATATCGCATACTGATTCCTCTTTCGTATCAAACTTGTTACCGCTTATATTGCCGTTGTGTTGATAATACATATAGCCGTAATACCAGGTTGCTATTGCCGGCTCAACACCTTTAGCGTTTGCAGCTTTATAGTGTTCCATTGTGACATATTTCTTTAGGGTTTCGTCAAAAGGAGTCTCTAACAGAAATTTCTTCTCCCAAAGTCCTGGAGACAAAGCATTACAGGCTAAATATCGTTCGCCGTCTATAAGCGTTAGATAGGTTGCAAAGGCTATTTTTTTGTCACCGTTCAATTCGGATCTCTGTTTAATTGCCATAAGAGCAGAAACATAGTCCGGCATAAGATAGTCATCATCTCCTAAGAAAGCGACATATTCTGTAGTAGATCTTCTCACGATCTCGTTATAGCAACTGCCAATACTCTGCAGCTTTTCCATATTATCAACGACAATGATCTCGATCTTATTTTCACAGACTTGCTTCCGGATAGAGTATATTGCCCTGTTGAAATAATCGGCTCTTGTCTTGACGATACCAATAGTAATAGGGTTTCTCCCGTCCGTTATGAAAACAGATTTGCCCTTATTATCCTCATTAAGTTTTAACAGCCTCTCCATAATCTCTTTCGGTATGGTCTCCCCTTTATACCCTTTTGCTGAAATAAAGGGAGGCTCAAGGTTAATAAGCTTGCTTGCTCTGCTCCAGGAGATATTGTTATATCCGTTACTATCAAAACCATCTATCCAGGAGTTAGATTCATTAAACAAGACCTTCTCCGGTTTAGTCACCTGGTAAAGCCAGGAGTCAACACTCGACTTAACTCTCATTTCCATATAAAGACGAGGGAGTAGTTTCGCCGAGATCGCCATATTGAGTCCGCAAGGATGATAGAACAGGCTGGCGTCCCTGTCAAATACCGCCCAATTATCGGTCGGGATGTCATAAAAGAAGCCTTTTCTGCTCTGTACCCAATCTGCCTTCTCATATAGAAAAAGATTATAGGTCTCAATAAGACGCAAGGGTTGTGAATAACAATCTGCAGCCTGTAACAAAAAGCCGATTGATGTCTCGCTTGCTTCTTTACTCAAAAAATACCATTTTGCCGACAATGGATACCATTCGTCTAAACTTAGATATAAAATTCTTCTGCAGCCTACTTCCTCAAGCCTGTCGGCAAATGACTGAAAGTATTTCTCGCCCAAACTTCCTTCTCCCTGTTCTTCACAAACAAGTAATTCCCAAGTAAAATCTACCCTCTGTTGCCTACAGAGACTTTCCATTGCTAACCAACAGATCTTCTCAGACTTATATACAGGTAAGGCTACTGATAATTTGATCGTTTCTTCCATATCTTCCTTAAAGGCAGGACGTGCCTCTCGACACGCCCTGCAATCCTAAACGTTGGAGGTTAATATGTGGTTAATATCCACGTTCCTACTGCTTTCTCGCAATCCCACTCACCTTTCTTTCGACAAATGAGGTCGATCCGTGCACCGACAACTGCAGAGGTAATTTTGGCATTCGCCGCTTGTAATACTCCGGTATGAAGAGATAACTTCTCACCGGTCTTAGGTACTAATACGGTTGTACATCCTGTGCCGACACAAGCAGCACGAGGAATAATCGCACTCACCCTTCGACCGACAACTGCAGGTAAGAGATGAAATCTCACCCTGTTGTCACAACCTGGTAGAGCACTTAGGGTAATAGACTCGTCAATATGCTCGAGGAGCGTATAGTCTGAGGACTTTACCCTTTCTTGCTTGCGAACAGCTTTTGATTCAAAATATCCGCTTTTAGCTTCGTTAGGCATAGTCTCCTCCCCTTTATGCTAATCCAACGGCAAAAATAGCCGAAGAGTTGTTTCGTACTGTGATGTCGTTCTCGAGAGTTTCAGTTACATCGTTGCCGGATGAGAAATATTGACCAAGCACGGCATCATCAACATATTCTCCTCTTCCGAGTCCACAGATAAGAAGAGCCAACATTTCAATGAAAAGCCCGAAATTATCTGTATGAGTTCTCGTCTCGAACGGAATAACATCAGCCCAACCAAGAGCATTACCCCCAAAGACTTCAATGAAATAATGAGGATGAGAGCTCGTATAGGTCGGACGGTTAATATAACCACCTGTACCTGCAAAACTGTTGATAGAGGCATCCCAAGCACGAGGTACAAGTGCATCTACGGCAAACATAAACTCTCCCCAGATCCAGACATCGTGTCCGAACAGAGGATTGTTGTATTCTTTACCCATAAAAGCAGCCGATAACTCCTTACGGAAGGTCTCGTTAAGTTTCAGCAGGTTAAGTGTTGGACGGTTAAGTACACTAAGCCAGTACTTCTTGCCTTGATAGGTCGCTTGCTTCTGAATCATCAATTCATCAAGCTTCTCGCCAACTTTCTCAAGGAAGAAAACACTCGGTTTTGTCGGAGCAGTACCGGTAACAATTCGTGAGGCATTGATCTGAGCAGTAGTCTTGTTTTTACCTTCATTGCCAACAGCAATCAGGTCGTCAGCTCCGGTAGAGGCATTTACTCCGTTAATGTACATATTAGGGTGAAAAACTCTCTTAGCTCCGATACCTTCAGGTGAGTCATTTAGGCCTTTCGTGACGTTCATTGAATGACCGTCATAAATAGCAGAAATGAACTCGGCATTGAGCCACTTACGCATAAATTTGACAAGAGCAGGAGCGGATCTTTTGTAAATCTGCAATAGTTTATCGGTTCTGAGCCGTTCAAGCTTACCGCTCTGACGTTCTACGACCTTTCCTATCTGATTGATAAAGACCTTTCTCCACTCGTATCGCAACTTTTCACCAGTGCCAGGAAAATAGGCGTTACCGGTTAAGGGAGCATCTTCCAGGTCAAGCTGAATTGGAATCTCTGCTGTATCTGTCCCGTCACCGACAAAGCCTGATACACGTTCGACTATGCTTCCGGAAGCATTTACGATCTGACGTGTTCGTGTCCCATCGACATTGGTTACTAACTCAGTTTCGACATCCCCGATCCACGGGGCAAAGAATAATCCGAGCTGTATCAGTCTCCGGATTATCCCGTCCCTCGTTGGATCGAGGTGAATATAACCGTGTTGAATAGGTTTTGCCATTGTTGTTTTCTCCTATGGTAGTAGGTTGATGTTAAAGAGTTTGCGGATTGATCCCTTCCTCCTTGCAGAGTCTTATGAACGCTTCTGTCGGCAAACTATTGATAACCTTGAGCTTTTGTTGATCGTTTAGCTCTTTGTACTCGATAGGTTCAGCCGTTGCAGACCTCCCTATGTTTGGAATAACATTGCTAACCGCTTTGCTCATTTTGGTACGCATATCGATCTCTCCCTCTGATTTGAGAATTTTACGGTAAGTATCCCTTCCAACAGCCAACATAACTGCTGCCTCGAGGCTGTCAGTAGTTAGTTTGCCAATCCCGTTAATCTCTTTGGTCTTATCGATAATTATGTTCCATTGTTCATCAGTGAAGTCAAGACCGGTCTCATCTTTGACAACACGCCGAGCATTCTCGAGGAAAGCGTTGTTGTGATCTTCATCATATTTCTGATCCACCATTTCTTTCATCTCGAGTTTACGCTTCTCTTCGGTAAGTGTTGCCAGGTCTTTCTCCAACTTTTGAATTTGTTTCTCAGTTTTGCCGTACTCATCGCTGCTCATAATAGGATCTAAATCCTTTTCAAGTTTCTGCTTCAATTCCTGTAACGTGTCCTCAATTTTCTTGCTCTCAAGATCTACGACTTTTGAGGTTCGCTTCTCTGTCCCACCGGTTAGATCAGACTTCGCTTGCTCAAGAAGTGCACCTCTTTTGCCGAGCTCTTTCTCGCTGTTATGAAGGATGTCCAGGAGTTCTTCTCTACTCTTGTTAGCGTACTTTTGCGTAAATCCTTCCGGATATCTTGATTGTCCTTTGGCATCTTTTCCCGATTCTCCTTCATCTGAAGGGTCGGTACTATCCATAGGGTCGGATAAATCGTCTGGAAAATCAACAACAGTCTCGCCAATCCTGACCTTTTGTGTAGGTCTTGAGTCTTGTGTTCCTTCGTTCGGTTGTTCTAAATCAGTTTTGCCTATAAAGCTCATACTTTTCTCCTTTTTTTTATGTTCTTGCTACACCCGTTATTTGAGCCATATCGCTCATAGCTTCATCGTGTATTCTTCGCTCAAGCATATCCCTTTGTCCTTGAGCTGCCATCTGCAACCATACCTCTTTGTCTCTAAGGTTGCTGTTTCTTATTATTGCCTCGAAGGGAATACGCTCTGCAGGATATCCAAGTTTATTCAATACATCCGCAAGCATAATCGCCTCGTTAAACGCTCTCTCCATCCTGTTTGGAGTATTCTCAACGCTATCGAGAACGCTTCTTAGTGTCACCGTACGAACATCTCTTAATACTTCCTCGCCGTAGTTAAGGTTTACCATCTCATATCTGAGGCTACCGTTATGCAGAAGAGGTACGAGCCGATCATCCTCAAAATAGATATGAGGTACTGCAGCCAGGAAATGACGTAAAATTCGTCTCGACATCTGATTTTTAATTTCATAGAAAGGATTAGAGGAGATAAGAGACTGGTCTCTCTTCATCTCAAAAAGCACTCCGCTCTCAGAGGATTTGCCTCCCCTGCCCTGTAAAGCCTGAGTAATGTTGCTTATTTCTTCGACAAACTGCAGGTCGGCAAAAACCCCGTTTTGTACTGTCTGGACGCTTGCTGCATCACCTGCTCCGGTCTCTCTCTTAGCTATGTTTTTCATCGACTGGTAGGGTACGATCAAGTTAGGATCTCCTGCACCGTTTTGGAGAGCCTCGATAGCTTTCTTCTCGTTCTCATGAATGTGCCAGGACGATCCCAACTTCTGGATCATATAGTCAACTTCCTGACTCTTGCCTTTATTGATCCTGTCTTGGACATCAACGAGAAGATATCCCCAGCTTGGTTGCAAGGACTTCTCCATAAACCAGTCAAAACTTGTACAATAAAAGATACTGTAATGTTCTGTCGGAAGAGGATTAAGCTTCTCCTGTAAAACAAGATGTTCAAAATGAGGAACGACTGCAGTAACCTTAACCCTTTTTGTACTGGTAGAGCGAAGGTAATTCATTGTAACTCCCTTGCTCTTCTGCTCCCTGACCTCTTCCTTTGTCAGTTTCAAGACTTCGCCGTCTATTTCAACGAGATCTACCGGAGTTTCTATTCTCTCCTCGATCTGACAGACAAGGTATCTCTTGCCTCTTTTATATTCGCTCTCTCCGTCCTGGAGAGTTGACTCAAGGAGAGCCTCAGCATCTTTCCACCATTCTTTCTCTTCCTCGCCCTTGAGATCGCTCACCCAGAACTTGTTTTTGATCTCATCAATAGTGAGCCACTCATCAACGACAATATATCTGCAGTCGCTTAGATCCATTAACTTAAAATACGGATCTGGATGAACGGATAGTGTCGAAAGGTTGTAGTACGACATAGTATTATACCCCATATCGTCTATTTGCACCTCTCCTCTCATCCATCCACCGGTATCATATAATAATCCATCAGCAAGAGCATATAAAGATTTTTGCTCGTATTCTTCTCTCTCTCTTATGTAGTCATAGTTATCCGCTAAGATGTTTACTGTCTGCTCATTAGTGTTGTAGTCTGCTATAATTTTTACTGCTCTTCTGCTTGACTGCTCGTTTCCTATTATCGTTTGAAGCTTTGAGATCAGAATGTTGTACCGGAGCAATGGTTTTGATTTGCTGTCCGCTGCGTCTTTTTCTTCCGGTTTATATGGATCGTGTTGGATATAGGTCATTACTTCCCTTGCTCTTGACCTGGCACGTGCCCTGTTTTTTATGCTCTCTTCTCTGAGAGTAATTACCTTCTGTACTGTCTCTTCATATTGTTTTTTCTTTGTTACTTCGTCCACTTTTACCTCTCTCAGGCTACTCGCCAACTCTTAGGTACTTCTTCTTTTGTTTTACGTGCTCTGACCATCTCTCTCCAGTCCTCTTTAGATTCTCGGCTATCCTCTATATAAGGCTGTCCTCTCAATACCATAAGAAAGTATCTGCCTTCATCGTAAGGATGATCAAAGACCGTTGTGTCAACATCATTAAGATTCTTAGGATCTGCAGGAAGATTAGGTATGCTCTCGACCGTTTCTTTGCAACAATCGAGGAAAGTCATTTGAGGAGTTCCGTCCTCTCTGATTCTT